TAGATCCATACAATGCAGGTCCTACTATCCAAGGATAATCAAATGTTGTGAAATATGCATATGTACCTTGAGGGAATTCGGGAGTTTTACAAAATCTTCCATTATAAACATCTAGATCATATGCAGGTCTTTCACCTGGAACAATTGATTGATGAACCATGTCTTCTATAAAACTGCCTGGTTCAAATTCAAAACGTAATACAGTACCTGCAGAATAAGTCACTGATCTGTCCAATAGTACAGTGAAATCTCCAACATAATCCTTTAATCCTACTGCAGTTTTTAAAGAGTTATTAATTACTACAGGACGTTGTTCGGGTAAGACAAAAATACCGTCTACCCGAACAATTTTCATTCCAGGATTGATACCATTTGTTGTGCTTACCGCAATCGTGTTTGATGTAACAATGTCCGATGTAATGGTAACATCTAATGCAGGCGGTCTGTATTTTGACAAACTTAAATTTGCGTAATAGCCGCTGACCATAGTTTTTACATTGGTTGTACCATCTTCAGGATCGGGATTCACATAACCATATGGACCATATATGGGATACCCGTCTGCAGCAAATCCTATGATTTTACTATGACCGTCGGGATGTGTGTATGATCCGCCTGAAAACCCTGACACATTACCCCAAGCATTTGCAGTTATAAAATCATTTTTTGTATAGAAATATTCACCATTAACTGTTACACCTCCCCCATACTGATCCCGACCTACTAGGTTCGTGTAATTTGTATCATAATGCCAAATTGTACCATTTTCTCCTGGAACATAAGCACCATTACTGACTCCGTTGATTAGTATGCCTGGTAGGGTCACTCCAACTGTATCTGTACTAAAACGAAAATCGTCGTGATTGCCTTGACTATTACGGCCCGCTTTATAAGGATATCTAAATATTCTATCTTGTTCACTGATATAATTTGAATTTAAACTGTTTGGAAATTCTCCAATTTTTAAATTTGTCCCATCAGGAAAATCTGAAGTCGAAATAGTTACTTCATCTCTTGCAGCATTTAATACCGCGTTAGCATAAAGCACATATGTAGATTCTGGGTTATAATTACTTGTACTGCTTTCAAAATTAATAATTAAATCATTGACAGGAATCAATTTAATTGCTGTGCCTACTCCCTCAACATAATATTGTTTATTTTGATAAGAAGTAGGAGTCACACTGTCGTCAAAAACTATTTTAAGTCCGTTAGTAAAAATTACTCCATTAGGGGATACATAATTAGATTTTCCTATTATTTCACTATCAACTGCGATTTCATTTGCTGAAGGATCTACTAATCTTATAACTCCATACTGGTCAGGATTTTCACTGTCCTGATAGTACAAAACATTTAAAGGAGCCGTAATTACATTAATTTTAGTTAAAATGTTGGCTATACTAGTATACCATTCTGTGTTACCATATTCTATACCCGACAGTATTAAAACTTTATTGTTAACCGGAATAGATCTGTAGTAAGTTAAATTAACAACAAAGTCACTGCCCGAAGGAACTAAATTAATTGTCCAAATTCCGTACCGTTGATTTACAGGTACTTCTACAGAGTTGTGTGTCCAATCTGTTGGATTAACTGTATATCTAACAAACACTAAACTTTTACCACTTAAATTAGATATTTGTCCATCTATGCCATTGTAGGAATTTTTTAACTGCGTTAGTGTTTTTCCTTGTATATCTGCGTATGTGATGTCTGTGGCTAAATCAACAGTTTGAATCACTGGCATATTAATAAAAGCGTCTTGATCTGTGGTCAACGGAACATTGAAATAAATCGTGCCAGATTCAACACCATTATTGGTTACTCCGTAAATTTCTCTCGTTGACAAATTAGTAAGATCACTACGCCCAGTAAGGCCTGGTTGTGTCTGAATATAGAACTTTTTGCCAGGCTGATTAATAATAAATTGGTAATTTCCACTTCTTGCTAATACAATATCTGGATTTTGTGTTTGCCCGTATCCACTAAAATTGTAAATATTTAAATTATCATTAGGAATAACATAGAAAGTTCTTTCTAATTGTGCACTGCCAGCATACACAGGCACAGGATCTGGTCCATTGGGCACCCAGTAATATTGATTAAAATTTATAAATGTGTCTGCATTAATTCTGGGATTATAACTGTAATAATCACTTCTAAATAAATTGTTTTGATTGCGTACATTAGCGCCATAAAAATTTAATTTATCTAGTAGATCAGGATAGTTTGCATAAAAATCTATTTTGTCTGTGTCTGGATTTCTATGAATTACTGAGGGTTCTAATTGATAATCTGCTCTTGCTGTTGTGGGTTCGTTAATATAAGAAGATATACTAGTAAACCCTGGTGCAAATTTTCTTCCTACATAGCCATTAATAGGCTTTAAGTTTGCTTCAGTAATTAATTGATCTAAAGTTGCATTTAGAAATTTTTTGTTGGTTTCAGTTTGAAAAACCGTAGGTAAAAAATTTATTGTTTGTCTATTGCGCATATTATTTTTATGTTATAATACTATTTACCGCTGTAATTTCTAGGTTTAATTGGGCTGCAGTAATGGCACTTATTACTTCAATATTTTCAACAGTTGCACAACTTAAAAATATTTCATCCGGTTCACATCCTATTTGTTGCAAACTTCCGTATGTTTGATTGATACTGTTAGGTACAATTATGATGCTACTGATACTGGGTGCCATTCCCTGTTGTATGAATGTCGCAAGTTCAGTGAAATAAAATGTCTCACCAAAATCCCAATTACCTACAGCAAAAAATGCATTAATATACGCTAATACTTGGCTTCTAATTTCAAAATCTGACAGATTAATATTATTATTTTTAACAACTTTAAACGTTGCTCTAAATTCGTTATTTGCTTTGTTACCGAATAGTAATTTAAATTTAGCAGCATTATAAATGATAGAATCGCTCACTGATTTATAATTATCTAACGTTCCATATTCAATTTTAAGCGACTCACCAGTGGGCCTGTCAGGCATTTGAATTTTTCCTGTAGTATCAAGTGCCCACGCTCTAAAACTATTTTCATAATCTTTGGTTAAGATATAAAGATCAATTAAGTTACTGGGACTAGGATCTATTCTTCTGTCCCCGGGTGCATTATGCTTATATTGGAAGTATAGATCTACTCTACCAGTTTTAACAATATAGTTAGTATTTCTGGTCAATGATCTTGTATTTCCATTTAATGTTATCTCATAGAAAGTTTCATCTTCATAAGTATAGAATATTTGCCCAACATTATAATTTTGAATATTGGCTGCAAGACTTATCTTCGTGGGATATTCTGAAATTATTGTTCCTGATCGAACTGGTTCGTAAGTTATGAATTTATCGTATCCTAAAGTTCGTTTAAAATAAACAAATTTTCTATCGATAAGATTTATATTAGAAGTAACCTTCTGTAAAGTTCTTACACCTGTAGTTGCAATATTTAATTTCCAATATGTAGCAGAACTACCGATATAAAATATTTGTCCGTTTTGATACAAATAAACTAATTTAGTAGGATCAGTTATTTGTGTAATTGGATTTATATCCATACTATCAGAAAGTGTTTGCGAAATTGATGTTATAGAAGTAAGATTAAGTATAGGCATGACAATGTTTTGGAAAATATCAGGGTCATCTGGAGCCCCGTTGTCATTTATATCACTATATGTTATTAATATTTTACTGCTATCTACATATCCATCTTCTTCAACAATTTGATTGTATACATAAAAAAGAAAATCTTCATTTAATGGTTGATTGGTATTAGCATTACCATTTAATTTCAAAACTTTGATACTGTCATTTACAGTGTAACCTGTAATAGGATCAAATATTTTTAATCTATTGTCAAAGTAGAATTTAGTTTCTGCCACACTTTCGAATACATAATTCAGTCCTCTGGCTGTGATTGTATAAACCACGCCATTTGCCTGTAAACTAATTAACCAACTAGAATTACGTTGTCTGTTACTGGTGTCATACTGATAGTCTAAACTAAAATTGCTGTTTAAATCTAAATCTGTTTCGTCAATGATTGCCCACGCCTTTGATCTCTGATCAAATCTTAAACCAAATGAAGAATAGTTTGTCACGTTAGTAATAATTTGTGATTTAAGTGCAGTAGTAAAAGAATTATTAAATGCTGGGAAAACACAAATCACTTCAGGAACTGACCCGGTGGAAGAAGGTAAATTTAAACTTATAGTCACTGGACCTTGGCCGTTAGCCAACGGAACTTGTGTCCCGTTGTTGCTTAATGATAGTACAGTTGCATATAATATAGGTTGTCCATTAGCAGGTATTATCCCGTCTGATGGTAAAGTTTCTATTTCATTTGCACTATTAAAATATTTTCCTACCCCTGGATAAAGCACAATTACACTACCTTCAGTAATGTATGCATATGGTAATGCTGTACCTGTGCCTACCGCAGTGGCCTGAGAAGTTGACGTAGTATAGAAATACCCAGTACAAGAACCAGATCCCGGAGTAACTCTTGCCCAGTTTAAGTTAGGAAATATAAACTTCTCAAAATTACTATAGTAAAATTGTAACATAGATTGACCTCTTACCAAAGGTAAAAGTTGGTTTTCGATCATTCTGTTTACGTCTGAAGTTGTAGTAAATGTAAAGGTAAAACTAGAAGTATCGTCTTGTTGAAAAACAATTCCGTCTGCAGCAAATATGTTTGTACTACTGTACCTACCTGTAGTATCAATCACATCTAGATATCTACTTATACCACTACTAGTTCTATTAACTGCTTTAACTCTACTAATTGAACTAAATGCACCATAAGGGAAGACATTATAATCTTCTGCGGTGATCATTCTGTTCTGGGTATAGTAAAGTTGTGGTGCCTTAGTTCTTATGTCAGCAAGACTTTCCCTTGGTTGAGCATTGGCTACGGTATACTTTAGATTAGCAATAACTGTTAAAGTTTCTGCTTTACCAGATTTACTAATATAAGGTATGTTAAGTCTCACATTAGTCATTTCATCGGGAGTAATATTATAAGACAGTCCTGAACTAACTCGGTAATAAACTCTATAATTACCCGCAGGTATGGCAGCAAACGTTCCATCACCAAAAACTAAATCAATTTGATCACCATCTCTAGATACAACCTGATAACTTTTTTGAGGAGCATTATTATTGTAAATTATGTTTTGTCCTACCACTGCAGGAATTTGATTCCAAAGTAAATTATCTTGACCTTGATTATTAATTTCATATAACCAAACATCAGTATTATTAATATTATTAATATTAACGCTTACCAAGTTATTAGGTATACTTTCTAAAAAACTAATTGTTTGGTTTTGTGAGGTTCCTTGTTTAAAATAAAAGAAGAAACCAGTATTGTTGCTGGCATTTCCTAAATTATCATTTTTATAAATTATGTTCAACGGTTTTCCAGGAGACGGGCTGGACTCATATATATAAGTTTTGTCAACGCTAGTTCCACTGATTATTTCAAAAGGTAAATTAGCACCGTCCACTGTTGCACTAAAAGGAAATATCGGTAATGTTCCGCCAGGAAGACTGATGTTGTATTCGTCTGTAACTACACCAGAAATAAGTTGGCTATTCGCAGGTTTACCTATTTGTTGATTATTTGGTAAGGTTGCATTTAATACCGTAACAAACTGCTCATACCAATTTGGATTAGTGCCATCGTTCCACTTCACAACTAAATTTGACAAATCTATTCCGTTACTGTCTATAATTCTTTCTGAAGTTTGTACGCTGGTAAATTTTAAAAAACCAGTAGAAGTTAAATTACGTTTGGGATTATAACTTATAAGTTTTGCAAGTTTAATAACACTGTCTCTACGTTCAGCAGTGTCAATGAAATTTTCTCTTGCATTCAAATCAGTTCTAAATGCTAAATTTTGTCCTAAAAATGCAATTAGATCAATCAGCGCAATATATTCACTGGATTCTACAAAATCATTAAAATTTTCTGGATAGTATAATTGAATGTAATCCAGCATTGCTTTCCGCAATGTTTGGAAATCATAACTTTGGAAGTCTGCATTTCTAAAACTTTCGTATAATACAGTCCAGTCTTGATTAATTAATAAATTGTTTTGTCTGTTAGTTGCAGCCATTTTCGTTCTCTTATTCAGTATTTATGGTGTAGATTATATGGTACTTCTACTATCCGTAATCATACTTTGATCGAATTTGGCAATTATTTTGTCTATTTGATTTGTGCTAAGATAAATTAATTCTAGTTCTATTTGTATTCCTCTGTCATATTCAGTGACCAATACATTTCTGGCTGCTACTCTAGGATCTGTGGCTATGATTCTTTTAATATCCTGCACTATGGTATTTTTTGTATCTTGATTTAAAGGCTCAAACAGCATATTCCAAATTACAGTCCCAAATTCGGGATTCATTAATTTTTCGCCACGACGTATAGCAAAATGATTTTGAATATCTCTTTTTACAAGATCAAAGTCAGTTAATCGATATTTTTGTGGATTATCCACAGTGCTAAAACCATTATACATTGCCATTTAAGTTACCCTCGATTGATTGGATGCCACTAACACCGGAGTCTGAGTGTTACTGTAAATTCCTTGTTTGTACGCCTGCACTAAATTGCTGTTTTCACCTTGTGGCAATGTGCCTTTAGTGTACCACGTAGATACATCTTTAGTACTGGTACTGATACTAGCATTAATTAAGCCTGCTGCTTGCTGGGGCGTTGTTTTTGGTGTAATAAGACCTTGTGCTTCTAATTCTGTATATACCTTTCTAGTCTTATCATATTGAACACGTTCTTGAACAGAAGAAGCAGATAAAAATCCATCTAAATCATTTATTGCATCCTGTCCTCTCCAATTATTTGGATTTTGTAATGCTGTTAAATCGTTAGGAGTTCCTTCTTTAAGGTAACCGCTGGCCACTAAATCATCAACTTTTAATCCATATTTTCCGACTTGATTGGTTTCTGCGTTTAATGACGTATAATCACCTTGACTAACAGTATGACCTATTTGAGCATTTAATGCTGTTAAATCAGTTACACTTAAAACTCCTAAACTGTTAGGAGCAGGTACTTGTGCTATAAATGATTCCGTAGGTGCACCGTTGGTTAAAATCACATTCTCCGACGATTGAGGCCCTACACTATCTATATTCACCGGCGGTTCTATATAATTACCATCAATGTCCTGAGAGGGAGCGTTTAAAATTTCTACTTGTTGTTGGACTTCTGCGGCGATGTTTCCTCTTACGTAAGGTTCATGTGTAGGCACTTTATAATTAATAGATGTAAAGGAGTTGGGTTGTGAAGACCATACTAACCCATTAAAATCTGTATCAGCAACATAGAATTTAGGCAAGGGCTGAGGCGGGGCAACACCACCTCCGCCGCCTTCGCCGTTGAGTGCTATTTTTGAACCATTAACCATTACAGTACCAGATGCACGGAGCATCATTGATCCACCGGACATAACTGCAGTTTGGCTTGCACCCCTCAGTTGTGCTACTTTGCCAAACAAATTAAGTCCTGTTTCTGCTCTGGCTTGAATTATTTGTGATTCAAATTTGATACTGTTTTCAGATTTAAGATTAATACTTCCTTTTGCATCAAAATTAATATTTCTATCACTGCTCATCATGATGTTACCAGTAGTTCTCACTGCAAAATCATTTAATCCATACAATAGTATATCGCCTTCTTGAGTAAGTTCTACCCAAGCACTGCCTAAACTATTAGAAATATAAATGAATCCTTCGGAATCATTCATCATGATTTGATGACCAGCAGATGTACGCAGTCTGATCATTTGATTTTTGTTGTCAAAATCCCCGTCATCCATTATAATACTATGACCTTGAACCCTATTTTTTACAATAAGGTCTGCGGGATTTACAGTTCCGGATTTTATTTGATTCTTTAATTCTGTGTTAATTGCAGGGTCTTGATCGCCATAGGGTCTGCCGGGACTGCTAATTCCAAACACTGTACTTACAGGATCTCTTTGACTACTGCTTGTAATTGGTCCTCTTTTATTATCACTTATTAATCCTTGAATATAATATTGCAGTGTCAATGATTCATGTAGAGGTTTCAACATTAAACTGGGATCTGTGTTAGATTCAGATTCAGGTAAATTAATCACTGTTTCACTGGCAGGATAGTTCCAACTGGGATCTATATACGGCCGTAAATAATCAGGAATACTTTCAGGCTGAATAGAACTAAGTTTAACGCTGCCTATTGCTGGGGTCATTTGGCGTGTTCTATTGCTGTTTACACAGGCAAACCAATAACCCTCAAATCTATTTGGACTGAAAAAACATAATACTTCGTTGCCAAGGTCTGGTGGCACCATAAACATACCGTAACTTTGACCTGCATTTATAAATGTATTATCTACTGCGGTTGATTGTTCTGTCTCTGGATAATTACCTGAAGTTTTTCCCATAAACGGACTTGCATAGATTACGTCTTTCCAACTACTAGCAAGATCCGGATCTCCACCAAAGTCTGGTATATAAACTTTTAAATGCCCGTTTCTCGTGCTGAATACTTGTTGTTTGACCACCCCAACAAATATGCCCTGCATTTGCGATTGAGGAAATTCAGCAGTACCATCATATACAATCTGACTGGCTACTGCTTTTGAACTATTTCTGATACTATCTATGGCCATTATAAAAAGTCCCCAAATCCTGGAGCAAAGTCTAAACTAGTTATTTGAGATGGATCGGGTATAAACTGACCAACATCCTGTGTTACTTCAAAACCGAAATTATTTTCTATTCCACTCAGACCATTTTGATACAAATCAGTCACTGAGTCTGACACTTTACTAGCTGCATCTGTTAAAAATTTGGTGCCTTCACCAAATGCTTTCGTTAAACTTTTACCGACCAATTGGCCTACTGTTTGTCCAATAATTTGCCCACCGATCTGTTGTACCAAAGCAGATATTGCATTAGGTGCATTTGCCAGTGTTCGCAAACTTGGCAATAGTGCAGGTGCTACACCTACAGAACCTTGCGCCAGATTAATTAATGGACCTGCATATCTACTCGTAGCTAATCTATTAGAAGGTACATAAGAAAGCGGAGTTTCCCTAGCAAAAATTGAAGGCAATTCTTTGCCTTCTTGATCGTAAAATAATTTGGCCAACATTAATGTTTGTTCAAATCTTCCTTTAGCAAAAACGTTGTCCACAGTAATAACTTTATACACGCCACTATATTTACTGAATCTATACGTAGTATCAAAATCTGCCAATCCTGTTTGTTCATCATAATCTACTGGAGTTTGAAAATTAAGGAAAATATAAAGTTCACCGCCATCCATGTATAAACTTGCACCGGTATTGGTTTGTTGTTGTCCTAACACAGGATTGTATCCATTGGTAAACTGAGCATTTCCTTGTTTCAACGGATTTAATACATCAGCAAAAATATCATCTTGTTTTATAAAATGCGGATCCCCTAAAATTTTAAGTTGAATTTGCACCATGTCGCCTTTGGCTGAATTAGTCAACGATCTTTGAATGTCGCCTGCAATATATTTTTCAGGTTGATTGGCACCTGGTGCTGCTCTAGTTGCATTATTTTGACTAACTGCATGTACTGCGGGTGTATCGCCAGTAACTGGAATAGTTCTATAAGTTTGCCTACGATAAAAAGAATAAGGATTAAATTCATCATCTGTAGATGGTGTGTTATCTATGGCCGGACTGGGACTAATTTGTAAATCTTTATTTTGAACACTACTCATTTCTACTAGATACAAAGCATTTAATTCTATGTTTAAATCTAATATATCTTTATTCTTTCCTGTAAAAATATAATCGTATTGTTTAACAAATCCAGGAACTTTGCCTTTAGGACTAGAAGGATGCTTACCGCTTAGTTTATACGTTTTTACATAATAGATTATATCCAGTGCATATCTTTTTAGTTTATTATCGTATTGTCCTATTTTAATTTTAGGAACAATTTTAAACCAATTTAACCATGTAATTGAATTTGGATTTTCCCCTTGTTGAATTTTTTTTAATCTTTCCTGCTCTGCCTTTAATTGAGTTCCTATATAATCGCTGTTTCTTACTGCCCAGTCTATTAATTTAGTAATATCAGTCCCGGATGGAATATTAATAGTGCCCCCGTTAAAATTTAAACTAACAGGTTGACCTGCGCTGGCTCTTGCTTGATCAGTGCTTGCACTACTTGAACTAGTGGGCGATGCTAAAGGACCGTCTAATAAATTAGCGTTACCTATTTCTTCATCAAATATCACTGCAACAGAATTTACAGTTTCAGCGATACCCGAGGTTTTTAAATATTGATACCATTCATTCATTGCATCACAAAACCCAGTAATTCCTAATCTACTAAATTGAGTAGACAGTGTGGTATTAATTGTTGTGATCTGATTAATAATATCTTCGCGTTGCGATCTTAATCCAAGTCTATTAGATTCTGCAGCAGATTCGTTATTAACATATTCACTTAAACTTTCTCTTTTTTCCTCTAACTCTCTGCGTTGATTAAAGAAATTAGAAACATCTGATCGAGTTCTCGCTTGATCAACAGTCAGTCTTCCAAAAATATCTTTAACTGTTTTACCAGTAATTGTAGTGTTGATTTGTAGTGCTGCATAGATTTCTCTGAAAGCTTCATGATTATAAGGTGAAGCAGATATTTTATATTCTGTTCCTTTGTTGGTAATTTTAGTATCTACTTTTCTAATTCTTATAGGAATAAATTTTCTATAATCATCTAGCGGATTGTTTAACAAGTTTCCACTATCATCGTAACCATAGAAATCAATTTGTAACATGTAAGGCACATTTAAAAAGTTGCCCGGTTTGCCCTGTTCTACTTGGACAAATGCTTCGATCATTCTATCAACAAATGTAAAACCATTAGGTTCTACTAGAGTAAATTCCATGTCTATTAAATTTGAATTACGATTTCTGTGAGTTGTGTTAATATAAGTTTTCATTTTGAAATCTTCAAAATAAAAATCTTCTTTAAAATTAGCATTCCTTGCAAATTGACTGCTGTATCTTCCTGCACTGGCTACTAAAACATTTCTTGGAACATAATCTTTAGCAGGATTAGCACTGTCTAACAATAAATTAAATTGCTCTATTCCTATTAGGTGTAAACTTAAATTGTAAGTATAATTATTAAAAGCGTGTAACGGGTTTTCTAAAGGAACTTGTTTAACTACAGTGCCTGAACCGTTGGTACTAACAACATTTCCTGTTATAATAGACTGGGTCTCTACAGGAAATTCCCAATTAAAATTAGTAGTAGTTCTGACAGTTTGTCCTGTGGCTAAATCTGTGACTATATTTTCCCTAGTAACTGGAATTACTTCTTGATTACCTGGATCTATAGTTCCATCACCCGCTTCACTGGGCAATTGTCTTACAGGCAGTGATCCTGGAATATTTAAGGGTACCGGAGTGGCAACTGCAGTCATATTATACTATGGCGCTTAAATTTTCTTTTTTTGGTATGAATATGACTTTGCCTATATGCATATCAAAAATTGGGTCCTCTATCAGATGTGGGTTTCTTAACGCAAAAACATACCATAATTTACTATCACCATACAAATCAAAAGCCAATAAATCTGGTCTAAATTGATAAGTTTTATTAATAGTAAATTTTACATCATCTGCTAATTTAGGCACTTGGGGAAAGTTAGCGATATCTAAAAATTTACCATATATCCCTGTTCGTGCATAAGGACTTTTTCTATCATAGACTACTTTGTTCATTTTAAATAAATCCTCCTACTGGTGAGGTCCCATTTTCGATTAAACTTCCGTTAGCATATTTCTCTAATGTAAAGTTGGAAGAAACATTTCTTCTACTGTATAGAGGCTGTAATGTTATAGATAATTCACTATGTGTAGGCAAATTCACTAGACTACCATATGCTTGCCCTGTTTGAGCTAAGTCATCTATATCGCCAGGACCCAACTGTGATTGAAATGTTCCTGCAGTTACTCCAATCGGTACTGGGATGTAATCTACTTCTTTTGGAAGTACATGACTAAATTCTGTCAGTACACAGGGCACATGTGGAAAGTATGGTCCGTATCCGTCTAAAAATACTAGTGGCGGAGGACTACCAGCCCTAACACTATTTCCATAAAACATTTTTGTACAGGCTCTGAAAAAGTGTATAGCAGCCATTAAATATTGACCTTCAGCAATATTTTGACAGGTAAAATCTCCTGCGATTCTAATTGCACCAACTTCGCTGTATTCATAAAAATAACTACTGTAGTTACTGTGAGTCAAAGGCTGACTACCGTACTTGGCGCTATGAGTGACCTGTATGTTAGGGGTATAAGGAAAAATAACTCCTTTAGTGCTTCTCAAAGGAGCCATGATTGCATTTTGTGAACTACCATAAAATACTTGGCTGGCAAGACTTGGCGCTACACTGACTCTAACTCTCCAATCCAATTCTGGGTCTAAGGGCTGACCATTGGCAGATTGAAAATTAATGTCCAGTACCTTGCCTGCAATTTCACCCAAGAGTCCGACTCCCCCGGGGGCTAACCCTGCTTGTTGCAATCTTGCACCGCTGTTATCATAAGCAGTGTACGCAGTTAATTTTTCAGAAGGTAAAACCTGGCCCAGATAAGTTTGGGAACTTCCATTATTTAGATAATTATTAGTAAGTGGTTTTACAACATCTGCCATGATTTTGATCCATTTTTAGTATTTATAGATGTAATTATAGTATGTTATTATACCGTTGACATAGTGATATTTTTGCATTACAATAAGTCTACTTGCGGCCAAGGAGAACAAAATTAAACATAATTACCTAAACAACAAAGATATTTTAAAAGAAATACACAAAAGCAAAAATTCTTATTGCTGCTACGCAGATCCCGATGCCGCAGATTACGATATAATTTTAGATAATGTATCAAAAATTAATAAGAAAAATATATTAGAGGGTAGAAAGTTTCGCGCAGAAAGATTAAGCAAATTGGCCTACGAAAAAGCCAATGAAACTTCAACAGAAAAATTAAAACAAGATCAATTTGAAATAAAGTATACCAAAATACCTGCGAATGAAGTTGTGTTTCGTGTTATGACTTGGGATCATATACCAGTTGATGATAGTAAAAAGAAAAAAGAACAAATTAAAAATGTAAATCTTTTTGATATCGAGGAAGACCTACATACCGAATACGATGACACAGATACCAAGCCTACCAAATTTGTTAAAGTTAATTTTCCCCCGTTCTATCACTACAGGATAGATCAAGATAACGTTCCCTATATTGTAGGAAAAAGTCATTGGAAAGGTACTTTAGAAAACGGATCTTTCAGTAAAGACCATGGCAGTATGACTCCAAAGTTAGCTCATATGTTCATAAAATTATGTGAACGATATGCTACACGTAGTAATTGGAGAGGTTATACTTATAATGACGAAATGCGTAGTCAAGCACTATTACAACTAAGTCAAATTGGATTACAGTTTGATGAAAGTAAAAGTCAAAATCCATTTGCTTATTATACTGCTGCTATCACTAATAGTTTTACTAGAGTACTCAACATCGAGAAACGTAATCAAAATTTACGCGATGATATACTTGAAATGAACAATCTCAACCCAAGTTATACAAGACAAAACTGGCAATCAGGCACTAGCACGTATGACGAATAAGATGTTATAATGTATCTATGAGTAATCTATTTAAAAAAGCGGCTTTATTTACTGATATACATTTTGGGCTGAAATCAAACAGTCAACTTCACAATGAAGATTGTTTGAACTTTGTAAAATGGGCCACTGACAAAGCCAAACAGGAAGGATGCGAAACTGCATTCTTCCTGGGCGATTGGCATAACAATCGTGCCAGTCTGAATATAGTCACTTTGAATTATAGCCTACGGGCATTGGAGCACCTTAATGCAAACTTTGATCGACTTTTCTTTATTCCTGGCAACCATGATTTGTATTATCGGGATAAACGTGATATTCAAAGCGTGGAATGGGCCCGTCACCTCCCCAATGTCCAAATCGTTAACGATTGGTTTAGCGATGGCGATGTTATTATTGCTCCTTGGCTGGTGGGGGATGATCACAAACGTATTCCTAAATTAAAAGGCCGATACATGTTTGGACATTTTGAACTGCCACATTTTTACATGAATGCTATGGTACAAATGCCCGATCATGGTGAACTAAAAAGAGAAACGTTCGATCATTTCGATCATGTTTTTACAGGACATTTTCACAAACGGCAATCATATAAAAACATAACGTATATAGGAAATTGTTTTCCTCACAATTATGCGGATGCTGCCGATGATGAGCGCGGACTATGTATTTTAGAATGGGGACAAAATCCTGTATATCATGCATGGCCAGATCAACCTACTTACAGAGTATTAGGGTTAGGCGCTATTTTAAATCATGCAGACACTATACTGAAACCAAATATGCATGTACGAGTAAATATTGATATAGACATTAGTTACGAAGAAGCCAATTTTATAAAAGAAACTTACATGGAGAGCCACAATCTACGCGAGATTACATTGATTCCTCAAAAAAATGTTGATCTAGTAGACTACGTGATTCAAGGAAATATTGCTTTTGAGAGCGTGGACCAAATAGTAACTAATCAAATTACTAACATAGACAGCAATCAATTTGACAACACACTATTATTGGACATTTATAGGAATCTATAAATTATAAAGTTTCCATCATGATATCAATTGATTTTGTGCCGGGATCTCATGGCAATTTTTTAGAATATATTTGTAATAAATTTGTAGCCAATGTTCCCGCCGACTTTATGCCCTTTAATTCCTTAGGAGCATGTCACAACAAATCTCAAAATTATCAACAATATAAAATTTTTATAGCAGATCATTATAGTTTAAATTCATTATCGTTATATCAAAAAATAATAAGAATCAATTTCGATTTCGAAGATTTACTAGCAGTGTCGTCCTTATGTTTTTTAAGAGCAGGTGATTCAAATATAGATATAGACACCTTAGAATTCGATACTTACAACAAATTAATGCAAAGTAAATATTTTTCATCTTTGATTGATCGGATTAATGTTGCATATCCAGAACATAAAATTTCAGAAGAAACCACAAACTGTCCTAGATATGTATTAAGAGAATTTTTTAAATTTGGCTTCAAGCATCCAGAATTACATGGATTAATTCAATATCAAAATTTGTTAAAATATCCCGACAACTATAATGTGTTTGACTTTAATTTTAAAGATTTTTATAACTACAAGATTTTCTGTGACAGAATTCATACACTATCGATTTGGTACGGTAATACAGATATAAATCTAAATTTAAAAACAATTTGGAATGAATTTATAAAAAGACAAATTTATAAAAACAATAAAAATGAATGCGATTTTATAATAGACAGTGTTATAAATTTACAGAATGTACAGATTAAAAAATTGACACTACTGCAAGAAAGTTATATAAACGGTAAATTAGAAAAAACATTTAATTTAGAAATGCCATTTGTTCAACCTAATTATTTTACAGATACAAAAGATATCATTGAATATCTATGCTTATAATAGTTGTTTAAAACTTAATATCCATTAATTTATGAAAATAGCAATATCAGGACATACAGCACGATTAGGCAAAAGTTTTTATGATGCCTGTATTGCTAAGGGACACATTGTCGCAGGATTTAGCCGTTCTAACGGATATGATCTTAGAGACTATTCTTGTGTGACAAGAATGTTAGAAGAAATAAAAGGATTTGACGTTTTTATAAATAATGCCAAACCTGACTATTCTCAAACACAAATATTGTACAGAATAGTGAGAAGTTGGAACCATGGCATCATTGTTAACATAGGTAGTTCAGTCATAGACAAAATGCCAAACTGGAGTGATACTTTTTTATTAGAGTATGTAACACAAAAATACGCATTAGCTCATGCAGTGAATGTGCTTTCTCCTGTAACATCATGTAATTTAATTTTACTAAATCCTTCTCATCTAGGCGACAATACTCAAGATTATGTACAGGAACAATTAAAAATATTAGGATTATGAATCTTAAAGAATTCGTATTACACGAAACTGTGTGCCCAGTTCCATGGTCAGGTATGTATTTAGACCCGGCCGGCAATGTAAGAAATTGTTCTGTCAGTCAAAAAACTCTGGGCAATATTAATGATAAAGACTCCATTATTGATATTTTAAACTCACAGAAGAATGTAGAAATAAAAAAGGATCTATTAAACAAAGTAAAAAATCCTTCTTGTAATTATTGCTGGGTTACTGAATCAATGAATACTTCTGTGTTAAGCACTAGTAACCGTTCGCATTTTAAAAAAACGATCGGTAAAATTATTCCACTTACAGTGTTCGATTCGGCCAATAATTTTGACCTTAAGCAAGTAGATTTGAGATGGCGTAATACTTGTAATTTAGCGTGTGTTTATTGTGATAGTAGCCTGAGCAGCACGTGGGCTAAAGAATTAAATGTAGAAGTATCCACAAACGAAGCCGAAATAGAACGTACTAAACAATATATATTTGAAAAAATTGCTAGTCTGCGCTACATTTATCTATGTGGGGGTGAACCTCTATTGATGAAGGAAAATGCAGATCTCATAAAACTAGTACAAGAAAAAAACCCCGATATTTACATTAGAGTTAATACAAATTTAACAAACATTAATTCACCGATCTATAAATTGTTGCTTAACTGTAAAAATGTACACTGGATTATTAGTGTAGACAGTATTAAAGAAAACTTTGAATACATAAGGTACGGTGCAAAATGGGATAATTGGTTTGCTAATCTAATTCAATTAAAAAACGAAGTTCAACCCAACGGACATAAAATTACATTTAATATGGTTTGGTGCTCATTGACTTCGTTGGCTATATTTGAAGCCGTGGATCTATTTCTGTCTTTAGGATTTAGTCCAAACTCTTTTATAATTCAATTATTAGATACACCGGAATATTTAAGAGTACATTATATTAATCAAAAATCCAAAGATCTAATCAAGACCATGTTGGATTCTAGAATTCCAAACACTGCCGACAGCTGGTTAAAAACTGGATATAAACTAATGCAGACAGAATTAGATAATAATTATGATATCAACAATAATAGTTCATTATTGAATTTTATTCACGAGTTAGATAATAGACGCAATTTAAACGGCAAATCGTTATTTGCTAACTTGTTATGATTAGTGTAAAATTATAAAGATATGTTCAAAATAAAATCATTGTCAGTTAAAAATTTTATGAGTGTGGGCAATAGCACTCAGGGAATCGATTTTGATCGAAAGGATCTAACACTAGTTTTAGGTGAGAACTTAGACCTAGGAGGTGACGATAGTGGTGCCCGCAATGGTACTGGTAAGACTACAATTATTAATGCCTTGAGTTATGCTTTGTTTGGTCAAGCATTAACTAATATAAAAAAAGATAATTTGATTAATAAAACTAATAGTAAACATATGTTAGTTACCATTAACTTTGAATTAGACAATCAAAGTTATAGAATTGAACGTGGCCGTAAACCTAATGTTTTAAAATTTTACATTGGGGATGTAGAACAAGAAAGCAAAGATGACAACAGTCAGGGTGACAGTAGAGAAACTCAACATGAAATTGAACGTATGTTGGGTATGAGCCATGACATGTTTAAGCATATAGTAGCCCTAAACACCTATACTGAACCTTTTTTAAGTTTGAAAGCAAATGATCAACGCACTATTATAGAACAATTGTTGGGTATTACTTTGCTGTCAGAAAAAGCAGAAAGTCTTAAAGAACAGAACAAAGCAACTAAAGACGCCATTCAGTCTGAAGAATTTAGAATTAAAGCAGTGAGTGATGCTAACAAACGGATACAAGATCAAATTGATGCATTGATTCGCCGCCAAACTTTGTGGCAAAAGAAAAAAACTGAAGATTTAGAAGTTCTACAAACTGCATATGATCAATTAGCTAAACTAGACATAGAAACAGAATTGTCTGCACATAAGGATTTATTAAGACATCAAACCAAATCTATACAAATTGATGACTTAGCGAAATCCGTCAAACTGCTTAATAAAGAAATTGAAAAAGAAACAAAAAATCGAATTCGACTGCAGGATGAAGTAGTAAGCCTCGAAAATCATATTTGTCCTAGTTGCAGTCAGAAATTTCACAGTGATGAACATGCTCGAGCATTATCAAATAAAAAACAACTACTTTCTGATTCTATATCTTGTATAACAGAACTAGAGGCTAATTTAGTAGATATAGAATTGCAAAAACAATCTCTGGGCCCGCTCGGTATTGCACCAAAAACTTTTTATGATCTTGAGTCAGACGCTTTCGAACACAGAAGTAGTATGGCAAATCTCTTAACTCAAATTACTGCTAAACAAGAAGAAGCAGATCCATACACCGAGCAAATTAGAGATATGCAAGAAACTGCAGTACAAGAAATCAGTTATGATACTATTAATACATTAACTAATATTAAAGAACATCAAGAATTTTTGTTGAAATTGTTGACTAACAAAGACAGTTTTATACGTAAAAAAATAATTGATCAAAACTTAAATTATCTAAATGCCAGACTAGGGTACTATTTAGATAAAATTGGATTGCCACATACGGTAAGATTTCAAAATGACTTAACTGTAAGTATTGAAGAATTAGGCAGAGAATTAGATTTCGATAATTTAAGTCGTGGAGAACGTAACAGATTAATCCTAAGCTTAAGTTGGGCATTCAGGGATGTATGGGAGAGTTTATATCAATCTATTAATTTATTGTTTATTGACGAACTGGTAGATAGTGGTATGGACAGTTCAGGCGTAGAAAACAGCCTTGCAATTTTGAAAAAAATGAGCAGGGAGGGTAATCGCAGTGTTTGGCTGGTCAGTCATAAAGATGAACTTGCAGGTAGAGTTAATAATATTCTAACTGTCATAAAAGAAAATGGATTTACTAGTTACAATACAGATTTGGAAATTCATTAAAATGTTTGCAGTAATTTTGTCAGTTCCTAGAATAGCAGCAATAAGACCGGCAGCAGCACCGAGTATTATAAAATCGCTTTTACAAAAAAGATCTTTAGACTCTAAGGTACTAGACATAAATTTAAATTTTCATGATGATTTTAGAAAATTTTACGGTGATAAATTATATTTCCGCCTAGATGATTATTTTTTTAATTATCAAATTACATTAACTGATAATGAACAGGCAATATACACTCAATGGATGATAGATTGGATTCATAGAATAAAATTTTATAATCCTAAGTGGCTTATGATTAGTGTGTTTACTTGGCAAGCCCAACGCTTTACTAGAGACTTTTTAACTCTATGGAAACAATATACTGATATTCCAGTATTAATAGGTGGTCAAGGATTAATCAAACAGGAAAATGGTAGTTATTCTGATCGTCCAGATTTTGCATATGAATTAAAAGAAAAAGATTTAATTGCACACTGGATTCGAGGTGAGGTAGAGTCAACTATAGATTCTATTATTTCTAATAGATTTGATGTATTAGGAATTGACTCTGACAGTTTCTCTGAACGGAGCGATGTTAATACTCACGAATATATGAATTTCGACGATTTCGAAATTCGAAATTACTATAGTGGGTATGAAAATGGTGTGCTACCGATGGAAACTAGCAGAGGATGCGTTCGTAATTGTGTATTTTGTGATATCCCCTCTATGCATGGCGGATATAGATACAAAACTGGAGAAAGATTGTTTAATGAACTAGTTTATTATTATGAACGTTACGGAGTAAAGGATTTTTTCTTTCATGATGCACTATGTAACGGCAGTGTTAAAGATTTTAGAATTTTTAATCAAAAATTAATCGAATATTATAGAGCACACAATTTGCCAGATCGTTACTTTAAATACAGCAGTCATTTTATTATTCGAAGTGAACAAATTATGAAAGAAAGAGATTATGAATTAATGAGTAAAGGTGGTGCTGAATGTATGGTTATAGGTGTCGAGTCCGGCAGTGATCGAGTACGAGAACATATGAAAAAAGGATTTAATAATCAGGATCTTGATTTTACAATGAAAATGTTTAGCAAATACAGTATGACTGCATATTTTTTAATTGTAATAGGATTTCCCACTGAAACCCGAGAAGACTTCGAGCAAACGTTAACTATGCTGCGTAAATATCAACCATATGTGGCTGATGGAACTATTATTGGAGTTAACTTAGGAACTACACTAACTATAGAAGAAGGCACACCAATTTGGAATGATTATTCCAAATTGAATATTATCGGTATTAATGGTAACAGACCTCAAGGCCCAGACTGGCGATGTACCGACAATCTGCAACTAACTTACAAAGAACGTATACAAAGAAGAATTGAAGCACAAGAAGTAGCAATGAAATTAGGATATACTTTTTGGAAAGGCGACGATCAACTTAAAGTATTAATGGACAATTATTCTAATAGGTTAAGTCGTTTCGCAGGAGTAATTCACTAATGCATCTACTAATCGAATTTGAGATAGGAGGATTATTAGGTACTCCGATGATTAAAATTCTAATAGATGATTATATCGTATTGTATGAAGGGCCTGCTTTAGAAATATTTGATCGTAAATTTGATATCGACTCTGGAGAACACGAACTTAAAATTGTTCATTTTGGAAAGACAGATAATGATCATCGATACCATCCAGATGGATCCATTGCTGTAGATAAGTACGTTATAATTAAATCCATCATTATCGATCAAGTTAAACTGTTAGAGTCCGAACTACAAACTGGACAATTTTGGCCTGTGTACGGATTATCCTATGTATCAGACATGGTCGATGCAGGTAAAGAATTACCATCATTCATAAGTCCTAATTTATACTTAGGTCATAACGGCACTTGGAGGTATACTTTCTTTTATCCATTTGTAGACTGGATTATAGAATATAGGCGTCCTCAAAGACAAAATTTAGACAGTACAATTTTTAGAACTAGTCAATCAGTGCTTGATGAAGCAAAAGAATTTTTTAAAGATTTACCAGAATTCTAAATATGTTTAATTATAATTTGATATCGGAATATCAACTTAGTATTACTAATTATTGTAATGCTGCTTGTCCCCAATGTCCACGAAACATTTGTGGGGGCGCCATCAATCCGTTTTTACCACTACGGCATTTAGAAAGAAAAGTTATAGATAAAACCTTTACACCTGAATTAGTTAATCGTTTAAGTCAAATATTTTTTTGCGGCGGATTCGGCGATCCTACTATGCATCCACACTTTTTAGATATACTCAGAGATTTTAGGCATAAAAGTCCTACAGTATGGTTGTATATCCATACTAACGGCGGAGCACACGATAAAGAATGGTGGGCAGAATTATCTAACCTAATAGGACCTTACGGTAAGATTGACTTTGGAATTGATGGTCTTGAAGATACCAATCACATTTATCGTAGACATATTAACTGGTCTCAATTAATGAGTAATGTATCTAGTTTTATTGATAATGGTGGTAAAGCCCAGTGGAATTTTATAATATTTAAACATAACCAGCATCAAGTCCACGAGGCAAAAAAACTCAGTGAAAAAATGGGATTCCAAACTTTCCTGGCCAGGCGCACTGGTAGATTTTATAATGCAAATACCTCTTCTATTATCAATAAATGGCCAGTCCATGATCGTAATAATATGATAGAATATTATATTGAACCTAGTGAGTTGCCCGAAGCACAAAATGCCAGTTTAAATAGGATAGAGTGGATTAAAAGCCAGCCGGGTGGATGGAGAAAATATCATGACACTACTAAAATTAGATGCGACGCATTAATTGGTAAAAAGGTTTTAATTACATCCGACGGTTTAGTTTTGCCTTGTAATTTTTTTGAACATCATTTGTATGACGCAAGATATCATGATCCCACATATATTCCTGGATCTGACAGTTTATCTAGAGATAATCAAGGCGATAATCAAATAAGAAAATTACTAGAATCTGTAGGGCATAATAACATTAATATAAACTTTAATAACTTAGAAACTATATTTAAGAACAATTTTTGGAATATGATTGTTGACAGTTGGAACAAAACTCTAGCAGAAGGCAGAATTTACGAATGTGCTAATACTTGCGGAGAAACATTTACTAAGGTATGGGATCAAGGAGGATCTATTAGATGACAATATTGATTACTGGTGGTAATAAGGGTTTAGGCGAATATATTTGTCAAACACTAGGTGCTACAAGTCTAAGCAGAGAAAATGGCATGGATATAACTGATGAAAAATGTATTTTACAAATTGCTCAAGAAAGTTTAAAATATCGGGTGTTTATTAATAATGCATTTGACGGGCCCCCACAAGAGTCTTGGGCTAATTTTGCACAAGTAAATCTTTATTTGGCAATTTACGACACATGGAAAGCCGCAGATAAAGATGGGTATATTTTTAATATTGGATCGATCGGAAGTCAAAATATTGTTTCCCCTGAACCAAGATTTGAAACTTATCGTATAAGCAAAGCAGCATTAGATCATGCTAGCCGTCAAGGTTCGATGGCTTTTAAACAAAATCAAGTAAAATTTAAAACAACTCTGATTATCCCCGATAGACTTGATACTCCTTTAGTAAGAAGCAGACCAAATTGGACAGGAAATGGGATCAACTGCGGCGACATCGCAGAAACAATTAAATTTGTTTTGACATGTCAATCAAATACTTGTATAGAACAAATTGTATTATCACTTAATTATCATTTTAAAGACAATTAATTTCAAATTATACTTACATAAAATTTAATATATTTAATTTACACAGTAAATGGCATAAATTATAGTAGAAACAATAAATTAATAATACTAACATGATTTGGTTATTCGAAGGCGCAGAGGTTGAGAATTTACCCGATCATTGTATAGGTTTTGTTTATCTAATCACTAATCTAATATCAGGGCGCAAATACATAGGTAAAAAATTAGCAAAATTCTCAAAAACTCAAATCAAAACAGTAAAACTCAAAAACGGCACTAAAAAGAAAAAAAAGATTAGATCAAAAATAGACAGCGATTGGCGTGATTATTATGGTAGTAATAGTGAACTACTCAAAGACGTAATGGCATTAGGGCACGAAAATTTTAAAAGAGAAATATTATTTTTTTGTAAATCTAAAGCAGAGTGTTCATATATTGAAGCAAGAGAACAATTTTCAAGGCGTGTACTAGAATCTACAGAATATTATAATGGTCACATACAAATCCGCATTCATGGCTCCCACATTTTAAACAAAATATAAAATTAAACAGGCAGTAAAGGCTAGCACAGGCCAATTTCTTGTGCTCTATACCTGGATCTCGGATCGCAGGGACGAAAGTCTTGCCGCGCCAGCAAGCACTCAATCACTATCCTTTACAGGACGAAGATCGCAAAATGCCGCGGTTTGATTGTTTGAACAGGTTTATCTAAGGCAAAAAGACGTTGCAGTGATGTGACAAGTATTGTGAGTAGGCTAGCATCTACACTCAATACCGCCGTTGTTATAAAGACTGGGATGGAGGTACCGGA